GCAACCCTTTTTGCACACTCTATGCAAAAATAATCAATCAACAGGAGAAAAGACCATGACACACAGCATCGAACTACTGAACAAAGCACTGGAAATAAAGACAATTTCCGAGTGGGCACGAACGCTAAACATAGTGCCAAGCACGATAACCAATGCGAGAAGAATCGGAAGACTTAGCCCGACACTAGCGGGAAACTTTGCTATCAATTTAGGTGAAAACCCAACGCAATGGATAGCACTGGCAGCAATGGAAGCAGAACCAGAAAGTGCACATAAAAAACAGCTTTTGAGCCGAGTTACGTCTCTTTACTTATCACTAGGTGAACTTGTGGGTTTTTTCCAACAAAGACGCAGAACGAGCGATTTTTTCAGGCATGACCGGCGAGCCTCAGACCTTTTGAATTGAACTGGAGGCCCACCGCCCCCGCTTTTCATGCCGATGAATGGAGTCACGCAAGGCCGACTCGGACATTCCAAACATTTCAGCAAGCTGTTTCTGTTCATACCAGCCAGAGCGCCACATTTCAGCCACCTGACCCGCTTCACACGGTGACAGGAGAGCCACCCTCCCCCAAGTCTGACCCCGAGCACGTGCAGCCTTTTGACCGGCCATGCAACGTTCACGAATCAACTCACGCTCAAATTCAGCGAAGACCCCCAACAGCTGCAAAAACATGCGCCCTTGTGGGGTTTCAGTCTCAATTGATTCTGTCAGTGATTTAAAACCAACGTGCCGAGCTTTCAACTGTTCAAAGATTCGCACGAAGTGAGACATTGACCGTGCCAACCGATCGAGCTTGTAAACACAAAGCACATCACCGGGTTTTAGGACGTTTTGAATCAAGTTGTCCAAGACCGGACGCTTTTTCACGCCGGACATGGTTTCATGATGCACATGGCCAATGCCATGTTTTGCAAATGCCGCCAGTTGCAGCTTTGTGCTTTGTTCCATGGTTGAGACACGCGCATACCCATAAATCACATTGACCCCCTGTTTTATAAACCGGGAAGATAGCCAAACGTGACGACTCCAAAGCCGAGAAAAGCAGATTACTACCGGGAGTATTAAAAAGGTTTGACAGGTATCAAAGGAGGTGCCGTTTCAGTGCATAACCACCACGAATCACCCCAATGACTGGCGAAGTGAGACACGATGACATCACCATCATTTACTTCGAAGCAGGCAGCGATTATTTCGGGCAAGGTGCCGTTTAAACGTGCCGTGTGCACCTCACCCCCCGGTTGACCGTTTGAACGGCTGTAGCGGTTCTTTTCTTCAGGTGCCGTTTCGTAATCTTTGAGGATGTACTTCGAGACGTAATTGGCCATTTTTGCCAATGTCATGTTTTTACGCCGTGAACTGCCCCACTTAGAGGGAGCGGCACCCACGAAGCAGAGCCCGTTATCAGCGCCGACGATATCGCGCCAAATCTTTGTCCCCAGTTGCCACGCCTTGATTCTCACGCCCTTGTGTGTTGCCATTTTGGGGAGCTTGTGAGTAGCGCAATGAACATGCATGGAGCCCCTTTCCTGAACCTCAAAAGAGGCACAGTACCGGAAGGAACCAAGGGCACGCTTCATACGTTTTGACCAGATCGAAAAGTGTTTTTTGCAGAGCTCCCGATCTGGCTGATTTTGGCGATAAGTGAGTGTCAACATTTCGTCAAACCCCTCAGAAATGATAAACCGGCGACACATGGTTTTAGCCCGACGCGCAGACGAACGGAGCGCCTTTTCTTTCTGTTCTACGAGGTATTCCGCATCGCGCACAGGGTCAATTTCATACGGAATGTCAACGTAGCCACCCTCAAGAAGAGAGGACTCATTCCACTCTATGACACGACGTGCAGAACGTTCCATGACACCGTTGCATATCCAGGTACGCACATCCCAACAATTCTCGGAAACAGTACCCTCAAACCGCAATCCGTTTACAATCTTTTCCATCATACGAAATCCAATCTTTCTATGGTCACGAATCCGGGTCACTTGCAGGTGACGCCGGGTTTTTTTTTGTTTCCAATTTCAGGAAACCAGATACCGAAAACCGACCAATTCAGGAAAAACCAAAGACCAAAAACAAAGGCCAAAGTTAGCTATTTCCTAAAGTGTTCTATAAATAAATTAGGCTCGCGCTTCGCGCATCGCCGGGGCCGCTTCGCTATGGCCCCCGGCTGATGCGCTGGCACTCACCCGGCCAAGGGTGTAACCCGCGCCCGAGGCAGGCACGCACGCCGCCCCGTTGTTACGTTGTTCCGTTGTTACGTTGTTCCACATGTTGTTACGTTGTTACGTTCTTACGTTGTTACGTTCTTACGCGATGCTCAGACTCACACTCAGACTCACACTCACACATGCTCACACTCACACTCACACTCACACAGGACGTCATACGAGCCAGCCCCGAGCGCTAGCGATAGTGGTGATCGAAACAGAGAGACAGCGCTGATAAGGCACAGAGCCAACCTTCAAACAGAAGGAAAGTGCCCCGCGAACGCTTACATGGGGGTGCTCACCCCCATACCCCCCGGACCGGGTTAACGCTAGTCGCTTCCCGGCCCGAGACAAGGCACTGTCAGCAAAAAGGAAGTTATCAGGAGACAACAGGCACCCCGGCAGGGTTTGCAGGCATAGCAGGCACGGCAGCAGGCGGCATGCTTTGCACTTGTGTCTGTGCAGGCCTTGACTCAGCCGCAGGAGGCAACTGATACGGGTTAAACGGAGGATTTGCAAGCCATGACTTGCATTCAGCAGTTGATAAACCAGCGTTTGAGCCCTGTTGAGTGATGCACTTGCACTCACCATCAACACACATGCCACCGACAACCAAAGGCATAGCGACAACCACCCTCAAATGATCATAAGCAGGCGCAGTTTCAGGCTTTGACGAGAGCCGAGGAATAAACGCTGTTGCGTCATAGGGCAGAGACTGAGAAGAATCAACAGTTGAGGCATGACGTGCAGTGATGGCATCAAGGCCGGAGGGTTCCACCTTTTGAGCCACGACCGGCGCAGGCGCAATCTTTGAAGAAATCATGGTGTACGACTTGAATGCAAGCGCAGCAGTTCCAAGCAAGGCCAGCAGCAACACCGCAACCATCCAAGGCACCGAGCGCACCGGTTTAATGTGCTCGGAAGCGCTTTTATAGGTGTTGAATATCGCCTTAGGCAAGCGATACCGTTTTTTTATCGGAGCCTGTTTCCAAGTGGTAGAGCACTGCTCAGCGCATTCCGGCCACTCATACCAGAAACGACCCAACAGGCCCAAATCCCGCAAGTGAACATGACGCCCGACCAAGGCCCGAACATTGGTATCCACGAGCCGGGGGGCCTGGGTGATGACATAGAAATCAAGGCCACGATGCCGATGTGTTTCCAAGGCCGCAATATCAGGTGGCACCTTAGAACCGGGGCCACGAGGACGCCAAACACGCTGCACCTCATCAATGACGATGATGGAACCATCAGGGACGGATTCCGGCCATTTTGTGGGGTCAACAAGCGCCACATGATCAAGTTTCAAATCAGGGATGCCATCGCAATGGATGGCCCGATTTTTCCCAAGCTCAGAGAGCAAGGACACGAGAGCGGCAGTCTTTCCAGTACCAGGAGCGCCAGTTATAAGGGTGATCATGAGGTTTTTCCGTGACGATGGAAATTAGGCCGAGAGTGCCTTACAAGACTGTCAGATTCAAATTTTGATTTTGAAATTAGGAGGCAATTTTGGAGAGTGCCTTACAGGTTTTGTAAGTTTCAAATTTTCAATTTGTCTTTACAAACGGGTTCCGAGAGTGGTTTACAAAAACCTTACGATGTGCCGACGGACATTGCCGTATATTTTTTGAGCACCAGCCAAGAGAGACCAGACACTATGCCGCCTGACATGATGGACATTGCATCGAAAAAACCAGCCATTGCCAGCAGTTGGAGAACATCACCAGACATGCCAGCAAAGGCATTTTTGCCGGCCTCGAGGGCAGAGTTAAGGGCAGTAGATGCGCCCGTATAAGTCACAGTGCCGATACCCATAGCAAGCAGCACCCGAGAAACAAGAGGCCAAGTGATAGAGGCCAGCCATTGAGCAATGTTGTCCATTTTTTCTAGTCCTTTCGAGCCATGCCAAAAAACGACATAGCGGCAGAGAGCCATGCAAACGCGATCAAAAGAGGCTTGATAGCAGATGCGAAATCACAGAGCATGGTGTAAGGCATGGACAAGGCCACGCCCATGACCGTAACGGTTTTTGGTGCCGGACATGAACCCGAAGAAGGCCCCCAACCAGAATCGGGAATGATGGCAAGGGACTTGTTTTCATTTGGAATAACCGAGGGTTCAACACTGCCAAGGTTTGGCTTTGCACACGCCAGAATATCGGGATACAAATCACAAAGACCCGGCGTTTTATCAGAAGGTGACTCTGTGGCATCAGGGTCGTTTACAGGTGTCGGTGTCGGTATCACCGTAGGGTCAGGATTCAACGGGTCAGGCAGTGGTGTCGGGCTCGTTTTAATGATGTCCTTAGGAATAACCTCAACACGCCATGGATCATAAGGAGTCGGAGAGGGAATCAGATCGATGACGGGTGTTTTCCACTGTTGAGGCAAATTATCAGGATTAGGACTTGGCAGAGGTATCGGAAATGGCGACCCTTGAGGCAAACGCATGACTTGGGGCAAACCATCAGAACCCGGATTTATTCTCGGCTGACCAACAGGCAACGGCATAGGCAAGGCTTCGACCAGAGGTTTAGGCATAGGGATGTTCTGCATATCGGATGCGACCTCAGAAGGTGGCGCAAGGCGAGTAGTAGCAGTGGACCAAGGGGGAATCTCACGAGAAGCCATAGACTTATTCTGTGGTAAATCCCAATAACTACCGCGCCAATACTCATAACGACAAACACCACTAACGAAAGAACCTCGTGTAAGTTGCCCAGCAGCCGTAATGTAAGCGGCACCAGCAGAACAGGCATCCTCGGGCGTCTTTGCCCACTGAGGAACAGAAGCAGGAACAGCATATTCAAAACAACCGGAGAGGCACTCTGTACCGTCACTCACTTTAGTAAAAGTGCCATCCTCGTTGGGCGTAATGCGCTTTTGAGACAAATAAGTTTGATACAAACCCCAAGCAATGGTGCCTAACAAAATGGCCGGATTACTGGAAAAGGCAGTAGCCACGGCAAGACCAACAGACAGGCCAGTAGACAACGGCATAGCCACAGGAACGGTTAACTCACGACCGCCAATGTTTGCACTGCCAAGGGTCATCCATGTTTTTTTATCAAGGTCGTAAAACTCACCCTTAGTAGGCTTGTAGCTTGGCTGACCGCCCGGATTCCAGCCAGGAGGCGCGCGCATGGTCTGATAACCAGCAAACGCCGAAGGAGCCAGCAACAAGGCCAGCACCAAAGTTACCAGCTTTGAACGATAAGCCATACAGCCCCCAAAACAGCGATGAAGGAGGCCCAGAATTCAGGCGTTGCCATAGGACGAGCTTTCAGACATACGGAGGCCACGAGTTAAAAACATGACCGCAAACACTGCAACCCATACAGAACCAACCATCCAACCCATTTGCAGGCCATCCTCAGCCGAGAGCATTTGACAAGGGACAGCAGTGAATGCATTCGCACTGGAGTAGATGCCAGTGCCCCCAATCTCTTTCAATTGATAGGTGATGCTTGTGGCGGTGATACTTGTGGCATTGACTGTGTAAGCCTTAGAGCCCACGACGACGATGGAACCGACCTCAGCCGAGGCAGCAGCTTGAGCCGCTTGTAAATCTGTGCCGTAGCACGTATTCCCGACTTGTGCACTCATAGTGACCGCCGAAGAAATTTGTAATAAAAGTGGACGAGCCGTGCCCCCAATACGAAGCCAGCAACAAACGTAGCGTTTGCAGCCATTTCCAAAAGTACCGGGAGCACGAGAGGCATTTACAGCCCCTTACGAATGAATTTGAACGCGTACACAGCGACGATGGCGGCCAAGACCACACCGGCGACAGTCAGAGCATCCGTTTGCAAATTGGTCAGAGCAGTGGTGACCTCAGTGGGGACAGCAGCCATAGCGGAGCCAGTAGCACCAGCAGCAACAGCGGACATCAGCGCCAAACGAGCATAGAGAGCTTTTTTCATTTCAATCTTTCAAAGAAACCGGAAATTCCCGGCCCATAGCCCCCGAGGTTTCCCAACGGTGAGAGGCTATCGGCTGAAAACTTAAACCTTAGGCAACAGCTTTGCAGGGACAGTGCCTGAAACCGCCCAAGTCACACCACCACCGGTGCAAAGGCCCGTATAAATGACCGTAGCACCCGCCGCCAAATTACCGACTTTTTTTAACAAAATGGTGATAGTTGCAGAGAGAGGAGCAGCGACCCCGGCAACTGTCAACGTGTCAACAACTGGCGACGCATACGCCGCGGCCGCATCAAGATCGAGAGATGCGTTATCAGACGTAGAAGAAAGCTCACCGCTTGAACAAGCCAAGGCCACCGCCAGCCGAGCAGGTGCAGACACGCTCACAGCTTCGGTTAGTTTGGCCTTTGTCTGATAGTCAGAGTAAGCGGGGAGAGCCACCGCAGCCAATATGCCGATGATGGCCACGACGATCATTAACTCAATCAATGTGAAGCCGTTTTGCTTGTTCATGGGAGCCCCATTTGTTGAAATGAATACTTAGGCAGCAGCGCCAGATTTAGACGCAGCAGGAGGAACAGAACCGGCCTTTACGGGCACTGGCATTAGGCTAGTCAGCATGGAGGTAATTTCCCCTTTGTTGTCACCATACGTGGGGACACGTAGAGAGAAGCCAGCCCGAAAAGTACCGACGCGCACCATATCGCGGAGTGCCGGAGCAATACGGAGAACACCAACACACTCAATACCGCCATCGTCATCAAGAACGATGCATTCAGCCGTATGAATTTCGTAATCGTTCCCGGTTTTTTTCGATGTCTTTTTTTCCAGAGGATTGACTTTGAGGACTTGGATTGTTGAGGACATAGCCATGATGATTTACCTTTTAGGTTTTGCGATAGAGGCCCAAAGCGGCCCCCGATGACCCGCACGCGAGGCATGGAGGGAGCTTTCAAACTCACCCACGGTATGCATTGCGATGCAAGACAACATCATGCGAACGAGCGCACGCCCAAAAGCCATCAGGCCGGGTTATCTGGACAACCAAGGGATAAAGCAACGAGGGACGAAGAGGGAGCCCCACCAACTGACCGGAAGCCACCGGAGTCGTCACAACTTGGGCGACCTCGTTTACATCAGCCGGAGGGGCAAAAAGATCAAGCTGTTTTGCCGCTTTTTTAGCTGCAATCTTTGCTTGTATGGATGCAATGGATTTCAAGAACTTTTCCCGCTTTGCAGGACTTGAAAAGACTAAATCTGACATGGTGACGACTCCGGTTAAATCTTGCATACCCTAGGCAAGTGAGACGAATCCTAACCGGGTTTGCATACCCTACGCAACCCTTTTTGCACACTCTATGCAAAAATAATCAATCAACAGGAGAAAAGACCATGACACACAGCATCGAACTACTGAACAAAGCACTGGAAATAAA